GCCCGGATTTGCCCGTAAGCGTTGAAGCGGGTGAGATTGAGATTTGTGCTGTTCAGGAATTTTACACCGAAGAAAACAACCCAACTCCAAACTTTAGCTTTATCGCCCACTCCCGCGCCGATCTCCCGAAAGCGCTTAGGATTATTGAGAGGATGAGGGAGACACTGAAAAGATATGAATCGAATCACGCCTTAATCCCGTCACACTGTGGTCCAGCCGGAACGCTAGGAACCGCAGACTTAGTTCCGGTCTATGGATGGGCCAAGAGAGCGATTGAAGACTGCGACCGGATAGCGGAGGAATGAATGAATGAAGCAACGAAAGCCAAGAAAACCTCGCAACCTTTATTGGTATGGATCGACGCTTGAGGTGAACAAGAAGTCCGGCATTCAGGTGTTTCCGACCATTTATGGCATGGATGAGCCGGGTTTGGATAAGCGTCTACCAACCCCAGCGGCCAAAAGACTCTGGAAATGGTTGAAACGGGCGACAGAATATTTGGAGGGGCAACAAACGAGATGAAAAAAATAATGATGTTGATCTTGAACAGCCCGGCGTTTTTGTTTCTTATAGTTGTTCATATTTTCAAGACCACGGTTAAGGCATACGTTTTGGATGTTTGGAAAGACGAAGCGGCGACCAAATACCCGTTTTGGAAGTGGAAAAACTGGTCCTCAGTGTTTAGGTGGCAATAAGCACAAAATTAACACGCTTTTTTGGAGCATCGTTTAAACTGTCTCTAAGGTGCCGTTAGTCGAAACAGGGGTAGTTCGGCAATTGAGGGACAAGATCGATCGTCTTGAGTCCAGGGTCGATGAGGCAAGGATCGCCGTAAACAAGGCGCATGAGGCGCTATTCAGCAAATCGGGTACTCGTCGTCAATACGAGGAAGCTACAAACAGATACAGGGAGCTGAAAGCCATTTTGGACCATGAGCGACTTTACCTTGACCGCCTAATTGCTTCTGAGCAGACTGGCGGCACCGATAAGGAGTCTTTTTGAAAATTCTTGGAATAGATCCAGGCCAAAAGGGTGCGCTGGTGCTGCTTCAGCACGGCAAACAAGTTCTTGTTCAGGCGGATATGCCCCTTGAGGATTCAAAAGACGCTGACTTTGATGGCCTGATGAGTCTGTTTAAATCGCTTGAGCCGGACGTGGTTTATCTGGAGAGAGCGATGCCCATGGCGATGGGATCAAAGCACGCCTTTAACTATGGTCGTCATTTTGCTTGTATCGAGATAGCCATAAGGCAGTCGCGCTTGCCTGTTGTTTATGTGGAGCCTTCCAAATGGATGAGGGTAGTTTTGGAGGGGGTAGATTCGCGTTTAAAGCCCAAGGAGAGGTCGTGGATCGCCCTTCAAAGGCTTATGCCTACCTTTGCCGAGAAAGTGCCTAAAGGGCGCACAGGAAGGCCGCACGACGGGGTTGTGGATGCGTGCCTAATAGCCCTTTATGGATTTATGAGAGTAGGCCAAGGTCACGCAACACAAGCGCCTGTTCCTGACTCAGCGAGTCCAGCCTAATTCTGAGAAACTTTCTCATTTTCGACTTCTTTGATTCTCTTTCGAGTCTGCGAACCAGCCCGTCGCAGAAGCATTGAAACACAACGGTTTCGGTGTATCTGGCGATGGCCTCTAAAATTGTCTCAGGCAACTCGATCGTGATAGTGGTTGGTTCCTTCTGACCGCGTCGCTTAAAGGTGTGCTCGATATTTCTCATATAGCTCCATTCGTTTTTGTCTTGACAGAAAACGGTATACCAAATAACTAGGTATCTAGGTAACTATTTTATGAGCGACAGTACACAAAAAGCCGCCAGCCCACTTCAGACCTTTAACACTGGACCCGGATCTCACGCCGTCGTTGAACAGTCCTCCATCAAAGACCAAGAAACGGTAAACCTCTTGAGATCCACTATGGACAGTCTCATGGAAAAAGTGCGCCCTAAGGAGCTTGAGGCTCAAGGCTATGCCGTTGTGTTTCTGTATGACCGAGTCCATTCAACTGGCCGAATGGATACCGGATTCGTGTCGGACGCCTTTTTTAAAGAAGGAACACCCGAGCAAATGGCTTCGGCTGCCATCAAAGACCTGTCCCACCACTGTATGAAGCTCTACGGACGAACGCCACCAAGGGAAAGAAAATGAAAACACGACAACACGATCGACCCGTAAAGGTCGTAAAGATTTATCAATCCGATTTTGATTACGTCACGAAACACTTCTATACCCCGTTTGTGACCACTATCGCCGACGCCGTTGAAGCTGCCCTGGCCGACGCGATCCTAATACGAATTCCAACAAAAAGCCGTTCGAGCGGCAAGAAAGGCAGTAAAAATGGAAGTACAAAAAAAGAGGATGCTAGAAGTCCATGAAGCTCCTAATTCTGACAATATTGTTGTTTCTATTAACTCCTCGTCTCTTGATGTTATTCAAACCTGTAAGCGTAAGGCGTACTACTTCATCGAGAGGCAGATAAGATCCGAGGCCGAATCCCCCGCCACGCTTTTCGGTACAGCAATCCATAAGGGTCTTGAGACTTGGTATCTGAGCCGTGACGAAGATGCGGCCATCGAAGCGTTTAAACACGCCTCCAAAGCCCTTGTGAGCCTTCATGACAAAGACAAGCGCCACCCAAACAACGGCATTACGATTCTCAAAAACTATTTCAACGTCTACAGAAACGACCCGTTTGAGATCGTTTCAGATGATAAAGGCCCCCTTATAGAGCGTGACTTTGAGGCCCTGTTCACGGAATTCATTTTCAAAAGAAAGATCGTTACCGTAAACCTATTCGGTCGAATCGACTGCATTTTGAGAAACCGCGACACCGATGAGATTTTCGTGTGCGACCACAAAACCACATCGTCCCTCGGGCAGCAGTTTTATCAACGAATCTCTCCCAACTTCCAGTACACAACTTATCTATGGGCCGCACAAAAGGTACTCGGGCTCAACACCAATCGGTTTTTGGTTAATGGGATTCAAGTCGCCAAAACTAAAAGCGATTTAGCCCGTCAGTTTACAACACGAGATGACACCGATTATTCCGAGCTTAAAATAGCCATTGTGTCAGCCGTTACCGATTATCTCGCCAATCGCTTAAGCGGAGAATGGCCAATGAATGCCCCAGGACCATGCACTAACTGGGGCGGGTGTCAGTACCGCGAAGTGTGTTCCGTTCCCCCATCAGTTCGGGAATCGCTACTGAAAAATCTGTTTGAAGACCCATCATCGCTTAACGTCGATCACGACGACTAAAGGAGACAAGCAATATGTCCAAGCTAATAGACCTCAAGACATCCGAAGATCTCAAAGTTTTGGTGTACGGAGATTCGGGCACCGGGAAAACCGTGTTTTCTACTTCATTCCCAGGTCCCGTTTACGTTGCCGATTTTGATGGAAAGATATCAAGCGCCGCCTCTTACTGGGGAGCCACCAATAAAGCGCGTTTAAACGAGATCGAATACGACAAATTCGTACCAGAACCAAACACAAAGTTAAGCCATTTCCACGCTTTCAAAACGAAGCTGGAGGAGCACAGCGAGCTTGGTAAACAAGGAAAGTTTCCATTTAAGACCTACGTCGTGGACTCACTAACGCTTTTCTCTGAGGCCATGATGCAGGAAGTGATTCGGGCCAATCCAGGAATCTCACGGGTTGAGAAGACTGTTCCTGCGCTTCAGGACTATTTGATTTTCGGAGTACACTTCAAACAGTTCCTTGCAAAAATCCTTGCGCTTCCTTGCAACGTCGTGGTCACCGCTCACGCCGAACACAGTAAAGACGACGTCACGGGGTCCATCTCAATAAGGCCCATGCTCTCAGGAAAGCTCTCAAACGAGATCCCGATAAGATTCGCTGAGGTCTATCACTCAAAGGTTGTCGAAAAAGAAGGCAAGCCCGTGTTTATTTGCAAACCAAGTCCGCTGGAAAAGAAGTTTGCCGAACCCAAATCCCAGGAATTCCGCAATTTATTCGTTCGGCGTATTCAGAGTTAGTTAAACAAACCAAAGGAGAAACCAATGCCAATAATTAAACCAGACTTTTCCGAGGCCATGACCTTCGAGACTATTCCCGCAGGAGACTACTGTGTTCGGATTCTTGGATGCGAGCAGAGAGTTGGAAAAACAAGCGGTAAACCGTACCTTGCCTGGACACTCGAAATTTTCAATTCGTCTGAATCACGATTCAACGGCAGAAAGATTTGGTCAAACACCAGCTTCATGGGCAAAGGTGCCGGTGTATTTAAAACCATGGTCGAAGCAATCACAGGAAAGACCGACAGCTCAGCTATCGACACGGATCACTTCATCGGAAAAGAAATCATTGCTCATGTTGAACACGAAAATGACCCGAAGGGCGAGCTTCGAGAAACGGTTAAATACTTCAAGGCAATGGGCAACACCGCAGCGTCCAGTGAACCATTCACTGAATCGGATATTCCCTTTTAGGGCTTAGCCAGTGAACAGTTATAGGGGGCAGTGCCAAAATTGCGATCAGGGAATCCTAACCAAGTTTTTGCTTGGGCAAGGATTTTATTCCCACTGCTTTTTGTGTCCCTGTGATGCCTGGCGGTACAATCTTTATTTTTGGACCAAGGCAAATAGAGACACCGGCTCTCCCCCATCATCCCTGCCGCACTGGGTAGTGTTCGATCCTGGCGTTCATGTAAAATATGTGGACAAGGCCCCTACTGACAGCCAACTCGTCAAATGGTTTGAGGCTAATGATTTTAAAAACCAAGACTTCCTCAAAGCCAAGGAGCATTTCCCAGGACGTGAGTACATCGCGAAAAAATACCAAGAGTGGCAACAAGGGAAAGCTCAAGCCGCTGACGCTAAGACAAAAGGAGACGATCGTGGGACTTCTCAGGGAGGAGTCAATCCGGCGTCTAGTTGAGGCCGCAAGACTCGTTGTCCAAAACGTAATTGGATCTGAGGAACAAATGTATATCGACAACTTGAGCGAAAAGTTGGCTAGCTTCGAGGCCGATTTTTTCTCAGATAGGGCTAAGCTAAACTAATGGCAAGAAACTTTCCTGACTTCATAGATGCATATCTGGAGTTCACTAAGATCCAAGAAGCCGCTCCGATTATCCATAAATGGGTGGGTGTATCGTGTATCGCAGCCGCTTTGGAGCGAAAGGTATGGATGGATCGGGGTGTCTATCTTCTGTTTCCTAATTTTTATGTGATTATCGTCGGACAATCCGGTCTTGTTAAGAAAAGCACATCAACCGCCATCGGGGTGAACCTTCTAAGAGAACTAGATGGTTTGGCGCTTTGCTCAGAGCGAATGTCCGCCGTTTCGTTCATTCAGCAAATGGCCTCCAGTTACAAAAAGTTCAAATACAAAGACAAAGAAATTGGTCAGAGCTCGCTCCTGATTTACGCAACAGAGCTTAAGGTGTTCATGGAGGAAGTATTCGGATCAACGTCGGAGCTTTTGACTACCTTCTACGACTGCCAACCTTACGACCACCGAAAACCGTGGATCTACACCTCTATCGCCCAAGGTGACATCAAGATTTACGGGCCTTGTTTAAACATGCTCGGAGCGTCTACACCCTCGTGGCTTCTTAAGTGTATCCCGAGAGAAGACATGGAGGGAGGCTTTGCGTCTCGCTGTATTTTCGTAGCTCAACTTGAACCGCCAACCAATCCCATAGCCTGGCCCGAGCATTCCAAGGAGCTATCCAGTAAGCGCAAAAGGCTAGTAGAGGATCTGAACGAGATCTATCACATCACCGGACCCTTTGAGCCAGATCCACAAGCAAAGGAGCTTTACAGTAGGTGGTATTCCCATCACGTTCGCGAGGTTGTGCCCTATGCAAAGGACGCTCGCTTCACAGGATATCTGGGCAGAAAGGGAGACCAAGTCCTTAAGCTATCCATGATTAAATCTGCCTCAGAAGGAAATTCCAGGATCATCAAGCCCGAGCACATAATCTGGGCCACCGAATCGCTCGATCAGCTCGAACCAAACATGAAGCGCCTATTCGATTCGTTTGATGGGCCGTCCAAAGAAACCGCAAAACTTGGAGTCAGTGGTCTCACATACCGAAACCTAATTATCGAATCGATTCAGCAAAGGGGATACATCGAGCTGAGAGAGCTTTCCAAGATCGTAAGATCGCCAACCCAGATTGACGACTTCCTAAAAGACCTTTCGATTCTTGTTCGCAATAAAACAGTTTCGATGAGAACCCGCGACATACCGAACGCGATCCCTGAACGGTATTACTTCTTTACCGAAGACGAGTCCAAATACGAGTCTATCTTTTCTGGGAAGCCCTGAGTTCACGGATCATGACATAGGCGTTGTTGACGTCGTCTTTGATCTTAGGTATCTGCTCCAACTTTTCAGCGATATGCTTCATCTCGATCTCTAGGGCCTGAATCGCAAGCGTGTTCTCGTGCAACGCCTTAACGTGCTCCTGACCCGATCGTTTGAAAAATCCGTAGATCTCCTTAGCCAGAAAAATCACCAGGGCAGCTCCCTGGGTGTAGATCAACGCCTGAATCTCTTTGTCGCTCATTGGTCTATGAATCCGTATTTGGTTTGACTGAAACACTTTACCTTGGAATCGAGCATCAGCTTGTAATCCTTTATCCCATCGAGATAGGTCACGTTTTTCAATACCTTGTTTTTAGTGAAAATGTGGTGTTCGGTCTTGATGTCATTTCGGCAAAGGCCGGGCCTGTCGGGACAAATGTAATACCGAGCCGATCCCACCTTGCAAATGAATCCAAGGTCATTGGCTAACTTACGAAAACTTTCGTCTTCAAGATTGTATTCCCAAAGCTGAAGCACCTCGGAGTTTTCCCAGTCAGCATAGCTTTGGTTCGTAAGGCGGCCATCGTATCCCGGCCTTGGTCTTAGGATCTTATCCACGAGAGCCTCGTGAACCGGCGTCTTCGATTCATCTTTTGTCGCTGACGAGCAACTAAGTAGACACGCCAGAAGCAGGAGCGCTGGGAACAGCCAAAGGCTCCAACGATAGCGCCTCAAGAACAATCTCCAACTCACGATACCAAGCCTCCAGTGCCGCATCGTTTTGCTCAGAGACGGGCTTTAATTCCTCATCCAAGATGCTTTTCCTTAGAGAGAATAGCCTATCCCTGTACTTCGTCTGGCGCTCATACGAGACAAGGTCAATTACCCCGCTCGCAAGCCCGACGACCGCCGAAACAAGACTCATTTCTTTTCTAGCTCAGCCTTTTTTGACTTCAAAAGGTTCACAATGAATTCAAAAATGGAGCTGCTTTTGAATTTCTCGGAGCTTCCCAATACCTCGCTCACGAGCAAAGCAAACCCCAATACGAATTCGCCCATGTGAGCCTTAAAAAGCATCAATATTTCCTGCATGATCTACCCCCTTAAGTAGTCTAACCTAGGTTCCTATCGGTAAACACCGAAGGATTTACATAGAAAATATTCGACGAAGCCTGTTGGATATGGACGTGAACGGGTCCATTAGCAAATGAGTGGTTGATTACGGTCATTTTCCCGTCTTTTCTCGCGTACTTGAGATTTAACATCGCACAGATCAGGCTGATCTGACTGTCGGTGTAGGTCTTTTTGCCAAGGTATTCATTTCTGAAATCTACAGCTCTGCCGGCTTCATGGACGCCGCTAGATCCATCAACATTATCAGTAACCCTGGTCATCACCGGAACAATCCCAAAGAACATCGAAAGCGCCACAAAATCTGAAACGATCTGCTTCAGCTCAGGATCGCGACTCTCGAACTGCTCTCGCATGTATTCTTCTTTAAAGATCACTGAAACGCCCTTGGATTAGTTGGAATCGTTCCTGTGGCTGGCGCAAATCCAGGACCAGCCCCAAGCGCCGTCTCTGGATTCATCGCTCGTTCTCCCTGCGGCTCACGACCAGCAGTATAATCAGAGATCAAAGACCTACCTTGCTGAACAGCCATGGTCCTAAGAAACGCTCGATAAGCAGGAGTCGTCCTGTAAACCGAACGACCATCAGGAAGCTCCTCTCGCTTCAGAAAACCTGCGGCCTTGTTTAAACCCTGCATCAACGTCATGAAGCCATTAGAGGAGTTTTTATCACCGGCCTTCGCCGCAAGATTGGCCAAGTTTCTAAGACCATCCTCGCGAAGAAAATCTAAAGAACCAGGATTATTTTTCATGGACTCAACAACAAATCGTAACGACTGATATTGGCCGGTTCCCTGAATCAGCCTGTTTGATCCCATAAAAAGACGCAGTATGGTCCCGATACCTAAAAGATTCTGGGGCTTTTTTTCTAGGTTTTCTGTGAAAATCTTGGCTCCATTTTTATATATCTGCTCAACCGCCGATTGCTCTGATGACGTCAACATCCTATTGATAACATCTGATCCAAAAGCGTTATAATCCTTGAAAAACTTCTGGGCGTTGAAAGCACCGCTGATTTTATCGACGCTTCCTTCCAAGAGGTTTGATACCCAATTGGTCTTGATCTCTTTCATGATGTCGCTGTTTTTGCCAAACAAATGAACGAGGTTGTCTACGCCCGAGGAGTCTTTGGGTCGTATCAGGTTGTTAGCAAAATCAGACTCAGTCATGGCCTGACGAAACCGTTTTTCAAGATCCTTAAGCATAGGGATCTTAGTGGACGCGTCGTCGTACATCCCTAAAATAAATTGCTTTCGTGCAGGATCGCTGATCTTTGTGGTCGCGATATCAGCAACGGCGGAATCTCGCACCTGTCTCATGGAATCGGCTGCATCCCTGTAAAACTGCAAGAAATGCTCACCAAGGACGTTTTTCTCATCGTATTCCGAAAGACGATCAAGTGCCTGAGTCCACTTGGAAGCGTCTTTCACGTTGATGCCACCACCACGCTGAAGCTCAAGCAGCGTATTAAACACATCAGCCGCTCTAGCAGCCTCGCTACGAGATCCTATTTCGTTAAAAAGCGGAGTGGCCTCAAGAAGTTTTTGTTTCTTGGGAACCCCAGGAACACTCTTATAAATCGGGTTTCCGGCAGCATCAAATAGACCACTTCCAACCTCAATCGTCGTGGCTTCATCGGCAGTCAGCGCCTTCGGCAAAACCGCACGACCATTGGACTTATTGAATTCCACCCCATTATTCTGAAGCTGCTCCTTGATAGACTGTAACGCGCTCGACATGTCATATTTTTTCCCGTCAGAGTGGGAATAAAGCTCATCGATGGTAAGACTAATATCTTTGGCCAGTTTTTGCTGGATGTCCGCTACCGATCCCTGTTTCGACAAAGGCGTCTGGAATTTTTCACCGCCTATAGACTTCCCAAGCTCGGAAGAAGACTTTTTACCGCCCATCTTTTCGGACAGGGCCGCCATGTCATTGAGCAACTCATTGGTTTTTTCATTGCCAACGCTTTGCTGTTTGCTTCGTAAGATGCGCGTACACCAGAAGAAATGGTGCCAATAACCTTATTAAAAGCCCCAGCCAAAGCACCAAAGCCCGCGCTTGTAAGGACGTGCCGTTTAACTTCCTCCGCTGATGGGTCTCCACCGAACATGGACGATACGCCTTCCATCACCGCAGACACAGCCGCCGAGTTTGCAGAAGCCACAGCCGCATAAGCAGGAAATCCACCAGTGGCCAAAATAGGAGCCGCCGAGGCATCAAGTACCCCGTTCAAAAATATCTCAGTGGCAGGACCAACTGCATCCTGAAGATCACCCACAAACTCTTTCCAATTGGGGGTGCCGTTTACGTCCGTTACCTCAGCTACCTTCTGGCCATTTTTCAAAACGTAAATATTCTTGTCGTCGAAAAACACCTGACCCTTATCACCGAGCCCCCTTTGGATGATCTTGGCCGACTCCTTATTATCGACACCGAAGGACGCCATGGCCCGAAGCAAACCATGATCGGCCAATGCCGACTTGTCGAAGTTTGCAGGAAGCTCCACAGGACGACCAACACCCAAAACCGAGTCGGCCTCCGTATTGGTTTGAACAGGCGTTGCAAACACGGTTTGCTCTCCACCAGGAGGAGGAGAAATCGGCCCTAGAATCTGCTCGGCGGCCCCTGCCGCCTGAGCACCTGGCTCACCGGTCGGAGCAGCAGGTACTTGAGGAGCCTTGGTGGGCTGTAACGTGGAAAGTATTTGATCGGCTTCTGACAAACCACCCGATGGCGTTGGAGCCGGATTAATATCCTGAGCTTGCTGGCTTGCACTCACTCCATCACCAGACAAGTCGCTTGGTTTAGGCTTTGGTCCTGGAACGGGCATTTATTTCAAAACCTCATTCAATTGGTTGTCGTTCAGTTCAATCTGATATTTTTTCTTGATCGCATCCCTAACCTGAGAAGCCTGACCCTTTTTAATAAGGCCCATCAGCCTGGTCTTCTGGTCGTCCGATAAATCCGATGCTACGTCCGAAACCGAAAACGCTGAGCTTGCCGAGGGTGAGGTGCCAGCCGGAGCCGTCTTCGGCTTCGCCTTCAGTTTCAAGCCAGGCGCAAACAAATAAACGTCATCTGGGTTAATGCTGTTCTTTTGAAGAAACGGCGTGGTCCGAGCCTTATGAGCAGCAATCTGGTCCTGAGCTTCTTTGGCGTAGATCTCAGTAACACCACGAACCACTTTCCATTGTTGAGGCGTAAGCCTTTCCCCGTTGTACCAGCCTTTTAAAGTCTGCCTAATTTGTTCGCCAATACCCAGACCAGCGCTTTCAAATTTGCGAAGTTCCCCCTCGCGAACCCCCGTAGTCGGGTCAAAAGCCTTAGAGATAAGCGTATATACACCAGCCCCCGTAAGACCGCTTTCTCGTAGGTCGGCGGGTGCCTTATCAAAGGCCAAGATTTTGTTGGCAGTATTTACAATCGTCACCGCGTCCTTAAGCTCGGAATTATATTGCTTTGACAATTCGACAGTCTGTTTAAACGCATCAGCGCCCAAGGACTTTTTCCCAAGTTTTTCTTTGAGAGCCCTGTCCAATTCCTTCTGTCTGGCCTGAAACGCCCGATCATCAGCCGCAGCGGCCTGAGCAGCCTCATACCTGGCTTTATCCCTGGCAGCGTTCGATTCCCTGTTCTTCTCGTTCTCCGAGCGCATGAATTCTTGCTGGGATTTGAGAGTTTCTGCCGCCCGCTTAGCTCTGATGTCCTCAAGGTTTAGCTTTCCTTGAGCATTACCAGCCGCGATCACAACAGCACGCTGGGTTTTTGATTCCTGCTCAACTAACGATTGCGTAAATTTTGAAACCGAATCAGCAAGTTTTTCAGGATCGTTTCCAAGAAGCTGCATCATATCGTAAAAAGCGGCTGATCTTGTCCCAATGTCCTGAGCATTAAGTTTTGGAACTAAAACCCCAAGCTGTTGCCTGACCTTGTTGTCAGAAGTAGCCCACTTCAAAATCTCAGGATCAACCGGCTGACCGATAGAATCCAAATAGGATTGCGCACTCTTGGTGTAATAAGCCTTGAGTTTCGGGTCGTCTGTGGTAGCCGCTTTTAAAAACCTGTTTAAACCCTGGTCTCCAATGGCGAGCTTCTGAGCTTGTGCCTCCAACTCATATTTTTGTTTTTGAGCGGCAAGCTGAGCCTCTTTAAGCTGCGCCTCCTTCATCTTCATGGCGACGTCGATCCCAGTCTTCAAGCCTCCCTGAACATTCTCAGATAGCGACTGACCTGTGGTGATCGGTTGAGCAAAAACCTGTTCAGCTACAGTAGCCATACCTATACCTGTCCTCCACCCACTCCTGGTGGGGGGGCCGATGCGCCATAAGCCGCCCCACCAAGGATACCGCCCCCAATTCCCGCTAACCCGCTAAACACCTGACCCATTTGCTGACCACGCAGATAATCTCCAACGTATGGAGCACCAGCCGTGTTCAGCACGTTAGAATAATCAACCTTCGATCCAAGCAAAGCATTCACGTTTCTTGCTGCGATGTTTTGCTGACCAGCAAGCCCAATCGCACCAATGTTTGCTGCTGTCGAATAAAGAGATTGAGTCTTACCAACAACATCCGGCCTCACCTGCGCAGAAAGGCCCAACAATGATCCAAGGGTTTGCTGTTGAGCCCCCTGAAGCGTTTCAGCCGTTTGCTGGTCAAACGCAGCCAATGCAGCCGCGCCAGCCGTAGAAGTCTCATAACCGGCACCCAAACGGTTTTTTAATGTCTCAGCAAGCTGACCCCGCTGATTATCACGCTGCTTACGAATTACTCCCAAAGCCGCAGCCTCTTTACCCTGAAGAAGCTCATACGCCTGTTTGCCCGCTTCCTTAAGCGCCGGATCTACCGAAGCCAAAAGTTCTTTGTCGGCCTGTAACGCCTTCTCGCCTTCAGCAATTGTCTTTTGCTGAAGACCCAAAATTTGCTGGATCGAAGCAAGCTCCTGGGGACTAGCTTGAGAAAGCTGAAGCGCACGCTCCTGAAGCCGTTGCTGATACTCAAGCTGTTGCTGAGCGATGTCTCTTTGAGCGAGAGCCGCCGCTTGAGCCGCATTGGCCTGTTTGTTACCAGCAATGATCCCGCCAGCAACTCCACTAGCAATAAGGCCGCCTCCAACTATCGCCGCCGTTGCTACACCCATCTACTGAGCCCTCCACACAAAATTAGTCATGCCCTTGTCTGTTTCCATCATACCATGACGACGATAAGCGTCGATCAGGGTGGGGTGATTTACGCTAGAGAAAACTTCGAGTTTTCCGTTATCTTTAGCGAGCCTCAAAAGCTCTTCGACCAAAAGGTCAATCGCATCAACTCTTTCTCCATGAGCGGCATTAGGATTTCCCACGATCCACTCTAAAATAGCCCACGCCGAATCAGTAAGAAACAACCATCCAGCCGCCACAGGAACCCCGTCCTTAAGAATCATTCGACCGTTAAATGGGAAATGCTCCTCCCCCATCACAGGCCAACCCCAAGCCCTCCACCAATCAGCCACTACGGGACCATGATTCTTCCAATCAAATACGACGGCTTGCATTAAGAAATCCTCGTTACGCGCATACCAAGAGTGTTTCCCGTTCCATCAGCCCCACCGTTTGTGTGAGCCCTTAAGGTATCACCGCGCTTTAAATAAGCTATACACCCACCATTAGAAGACAGATTTGACGGCGAGGACGTAATAAACAAAAGATCCGTGTAAGTGATTGATCCTACGGCAGTGGTAAGCTGCGTGCTGTTCTTAGACGTCCCAAAGTTTTCATTGGAACCTGTACGAGAATCCGAATAGTTAACGTGATAAAGACCGTCTTTTTTAATTACAAACGATGCGCCATTGGTTGACGAGTCCGTTAGATAAATCGACGTGTAAGTGGCCGTGTCGAGTTGACTAAACCTCCGAATCTTGTTGTTCGTCGATCCATGACCATTTGGATTCAAACCATAGGCATAGTCCTCGCCATCCACTGCCAAGATGTTTAACCATTTGGCAATCGGAACCGCCGCTAAGATCCCAAGCGTCGTGCGATAATAAGCCGCTCCAACACAAAGCCACGGTTTACTCTTATGATACAAACCACCGATCTCAGCCCGATTGTTCGGAGGCACAGTGGACAACTTCGGATCACCACCGTCGGTCACATATAAAAAATATTGTGTGTTGTTTGAAAATCCACCGCCACCATCAATCTCAGCCGATGTCCATTTTAGTTTAGTTTTAGGAAATCGTAGCTTCACCCCGTAAATATTTAAAAACACCTCGTTTGCAGCAAGCTGGATCTCAGAGCTTCCATTCATCTGAAACGAGATCTCTTTGTTGCTCTCGTATGGAGCCCAAAACTCAAACGATCTAGCCCTAATGCAATTGCTATTATCCATCACCACAAGACCAATCAGAGTGGCGTTTGCGGCATCCCAGGACACACCGGAGTAGGTTTTCCAAGTGGAGTTAGCCAAATCATACCAATAGTCCCCAATAGACGGACTTGCTGGTTCGGTTTCCGAAAACACCGGCGCAACGTATGTAGCCGCCAAAGTTGATGAGGTCGTGACAAAAATCCACCCCAGTTTGTGAAGCTGAATGACGTCATTATCGGCCAAAGATCCGGCTGTAGAAAAATTGCCTGAGCTGTCGTAAAAGTACGCCCTGCTTCCAGTAATCATCGCAGATCTGCCAGATCCGTAAGTGCCTAAACCATAATCACCACTAGATCCATACCTCCAGGCAACCATCTTCCCGTCCACAGCGGATATGTTTGTTCCAACGGTATCGAGAGGAATTTCCCATCCATGCTCAGGGGCAATTCTTGCTGCCATGGTGTTAGCCGAAGTAAACCAAGGCTCATTCACGGCCACCTGATTAGCCGCAAGCGTAGGATCTCCGGCCACCTGCAAAGAGGTGAGCGTCACATCCGACGAAATCGTGTATTGAACACCATCGATGACATAAACAAAAGGCGTGCTGGCAGCCGAAAGCGTAACCGTAGCCGCCGATCCACTCGGAGTTAAAAACTTAGGAAGCCCATTTGCATCCACTTTTCCAGAAACAATCCTATTTGGTGGGAACGGCAAACCGTCGTTTAGGATCGTGTTTGTGTCCGAAAGGTTGATGTCTGGATCTTCGTACCAGTAGGTTTTACCGATAATCAGATTAAGCTGATACCGCAGTCGCTCAAGCTCTCCTGCAATAGATGCCGACTGAGACGGAGATGACGCTGGATACGGATCAGTCTGAGTTCGCATCTGATTAATAGACGCGGAATAATCGTCCATTTTGTCTGGGACGAAATTGTCGATGATATTATTGAACTCGTCGTTGAGATCTTCGTTGGTTAGATTCTCAAGAGACACCCAGTTTTTTACCCGCGAAAATAACCCAGCCATGATTATGGGATCTCCTCAAAATGCATCGTGACCGACCCAGAAGAAGACAATAGTAAAGCGGTTTCAGTGTTGAAGTTTTGAGTCTTAAACGAGACCAGGTAATCCCGTTCTGGAATTGGTCTTGCTGACACCAACGTAGCAGAAGACAAACTCTCTCGCGTACTCGTACTAGCGACCATGTTCGATTCGTTGATCTGTGTCCCAACTATGTCGTAATTGGTCGTGCTCATCGCATCGTCTATATCCCACCTAAGAGATGCGCCAGCCGCTCCGTTTGTCGTGTTCCTAGTAATATTAAAGTACGCAAGCGAAAGGCCACTCATGGCTCTAAAACCAAACCTCCAAAGATTATTTCGACCTCGTATCTTGATAGAAAACGCGGTCGTAAGTGTCGTGCTACCAGTAACCGAAACGCCTGAAAATGAGGTAGTAGCAGAAATTCCAAACACATAACTTGTCCAGTGTTTATATTCCCTAACCCAACGACAAACCGAAAAGAATCCGGTAGTCGAAAACGTGCTCGACGACGCACATTGAAGAAATCCCACCGCTCTCCATGGCTTAGATGGATGTGCCCATCCCAAACCCTCTCGAAATCTATAAATTGGGAAGGTCTCTGACCATTTAAGCGATCCCGTGTTCGTGACGTAAACAATATAGTGTCTTGATGTTCCGGCTGTAAAAGACCCATCCTTGTCAGCCGTGAAACTCAGTGTCGGCCCAGCAGCGTCGAAAAGCATGGTGTTACCAAACACGCTGATTTTTTGCCCCATAGACGCAGGAACAAAAGACGACGTGGAACTCGCACCCACGTTGAATTCGACGTTATTTAGGTTATTGGTGAAAACAAAAAAGTCAGCGCTTCTTGCACAAACCGTGTTGCTTGTGTCCTGAGCACAGACTCCAACCAAGATAGCGCCAGCCGAAACGAAAGAAGATCCATTATATCGTTTCCATGTGTCCGCACTAAAATCGTACCAATAATCCCCAGTGGAAGGTGTTGCTGGCTGAGTGCTCGAATAAGTCGGCGGATTATACGTTACATCAAGCGTGCCACCGGACTTTAGAAAGATCCACGACGCCTTCATCAACTGCACCGTGGAGGTCGTTTGTGTTAGCGCAATCGCTGGAATATTGGCGTCCGATGAATCGAAAAACCACCCGCGATAAATTGCCGTGAATTTGTTTGAATCCTGAAGTGGACCAATGACGTATTCCGAATTCCCGCCAGTTATCAGCTTGTAAACCGCTACCACGTTGTTCAGCGCTGTGATGTTTGTGCCAATAGTTCCAAGCTCTATCTGTCTCTCTTGGAAATCAGGAAACGCCGTCGTGTAGGTTTCCATTGGACAAACCACATACTCAAGACCCGCGACCTTAGTTTTGTCCGTCGTATTAAAATCCGAATTTGTAATCACTGCCGTGTTCTGTGACGACGGAGCCACCGTTAGACCAGAAAGAGTGATGTCGGACGTGAATGTATAAAGCGTTCCATCGATGTAGCACTCAAAAGGCTCTACGGACGATGCCTTAAGCGTTACAGCATTTGTGCTCCCTGAAGGCTTCAAGAAAATAGGCGTCCCATTAGCGTCTTTTTTTCCATCAGAAATTCGGTTCCCTGATAACTGGCCTAAACCGTTTAAATACGAGTTGATATCCGATAGGTTTACTCCCGGATCGGAATACCACTGAGCGCCACCGCCTATTTGCTTGATCTTGTACCTAAGTCGCTCTATCTCACCCGACAAAGAGGTGGCCGGATTCTCGCTACCCACAAGCCCTGGATCTGTGGTGGTCTGCATCTGAGCCGTGCTTGCCGACCAGTCGTTCATCTTGTCTGGATCAAAGTTGTTCAGGACGTTGTTAAACTCGTCATTAAGGTCCGCTGCCGTAAGATTTTCCAGAGAAATCCAATTTTTAATCCTACTAAATAATCCTGCCATTAGGGCTCCTGGGCTGTCTGTCCTTGGGCTCCAGTTCTAAAGTAAACCGAAAATCCCTGAATTCTTACGTTCTCACCAAGTCCACTGTTGAAAAACTTAAAACTAATTCGTCGTCCCATTCCGTGTAGGGGCTTACGAATGGACCTAGGTATCCGATCAGAAAGTCTATTCGTATCCAACTCAAAGTCGTCAAGCACAAAACCATGACTCACCTCGAAGGTGATGGTTTCTGAATACACTCCATCTATGTACACCTCGGCGCTTAGATTCCATCTGCCAGTAGGTTCAAACGTGATTTCCAAAAAGTCCCAAAGTTTATGAGTTTCTTTTGCCGCCGGATTCAAATGGCTCATGTCCATATGAGGAGTTTGAAACGTAGAGCTATAAGCCGTGTGAAATCCGTTAGTCAGTGGACAGTCGGCTCCAAGCGATGCGGTGGCGATGTTGTCCGTGTACGTTGTCGTCGTGTTGTCAGCAATCGTAGTCAGAAGTTTAAACGTCGTGTTGGTTAAACTTCTTCGGTAAATCTTCCGAGAGGTAGCCACTCCTGAGACATCTGTTGGGATGCTCGTGAGCGCTATTTGTCCATCCACACTCTGATCAGCGACGGTCACCGAGGCACTGACAAATCCTCCGTCAGTCTCGGTGGCCCCGCTGACAAAAGTCACCCGATAATAATGGTCTCCGTCATCTACGTTGCCAGCGCCCGCTCCAGCTAAAGCCGCCACAGGTGCCACGGGAGCAGACAGTCCAGTAACCCATCGATCCTTCGCATCCATGAAGTAAATGTACCCATCATCTGATCCGTAATATGGACGCTGAACCCTTTGAATGTCCTTTATCAATCCAAGACAATTAGGCTGGTCCTTGTCCGACCAACTCACCCGTGGACGATCCCTAATCGATAAATCGATTTTGGCTATGTAGTTGTTCCGCAGACTACCAGCTCCACGATAGGTGTACATGACCATTTTTTTGTCTGGGTAATACAAACCCCATCGGTCCTCTATCCCCAGTTGAGAACTAATTTCCCGCATATAAGATTCGTTTTTCAAAATCTGAAATATGTCCGAGGACTCCACGTCTCCGAACGCCTGAACCGCCTTAAGGCTAGTCACCGACCCTTCTGTGTTCGCAACAAAAAGGTCGTCGGCACCCTGAACAGCGCACATCGAAGACGCCGCACCGAAAGAACTAGAGAGCTTTTCGGAAAACCAATTGGTGAACGTCGTATCGGCGTCGTTTAAATAGTATGCCCCAGCTGGGGTCTTAAAGAAGAAAAACCTGCCCTTGTAAACAATTCCAGCAAGCAAACGCTCACCCTCGCCAGGATATACATTCTCAGTGTAAATGGCGTTTAGGGTTGTAAAATCTTCGTGGTCATTCGGGTTAGATCCGTAAAGCCTGTGGCCGTTGTTTTTGTCACCAAATACAAAAAACCTGGATCTATGAATAAGCCCAAACGTCGGAAAACTGGTTCCAGTATCAGGCCAATCAGCCGCAGGACTCGACAAATTCGTCCTGGTCGTTCCATCAGCCTCAATCACCTGAATCGGATCGTTTCCAGTCAAAATGAAAAGTTTCCTGGCGTTGGACCCGGTTTCATTTCCCCCAGGAACTATGCAAACCTGACCGTTGATCGTGAGAGAAGTTGGAGCTGTTCCGCCTGCCGTCACCTCAGTGTAGTTGTACCTGTCCGTAAACCGATACACCTTTCCATCAGCACAAACAGCAATAACCCTTTGAGTAAATTCTGCGGGCCACCAATCCACAAAAGCCACAACCGCGTCCGGCAAAGCTGCATACGCATTCCATCGCTCGGACCCAGGTTCTTTTTCTGACATTTGGAGGCCATAAGAAAGGTTCGTAGCTAAAATCAAATCAGTGGGGGGGATCATGTCCTGCGGATCGTCTGTGTGCAGACCACCCTTTCCCATGCTGACTGTTGCTACGATGCCCTTATAGCCCATTAGTTATTGCTCCCACCGCCCGCAAAAAACAATCTCTGATGTCCGTTAAGCTCCGGCCTAGGAACGAGTCTTCCTCTGTCCTTGGAAGCCATCTGCCTCTCCTTGCGAGAAGCCTCAATAAGCGCCCTTAACTTCGCCTGTGCAAGCTGAAGAAAGCTCGTGGACCGATCATCGTTTTTGTCCATCATCACCCAATAAGTGGCCGCATACTCGATCGCCACTCTAGCTTCCCTTGGCAGCACAGGCACCGTTGAAACGTAATGCGTTCCCCCACCACTTGCCGCCGTAATGTCGATCGCTGTACCACCAGAGGTAAGAGAAAGTTTAAACGTCGTGGCCGAAGCACTCACAACAAAGTAAAGCGTGTCCACCGAAAGACCGGTAGGAAGCGTTCCGCTGGTTGTTAGCTGGATCTGATCCCCATTTTGAAATCCGTGCCCAGAAATCGTTATCGTGTCCGAACCCGCAGATACCGCTGAGTCCGTAAAGCTCTTAACGATTAGATCCGACTGAATCGGAATATAATCATATTCAAGGCGCGTTGCTTTGTTCACATACTGATTGAACCGTACCGTTATCGTCCCATCGACTTCGTAAATCTGCGAAAATGTCGTAGGAATTCCTTCTGTCACAGACTGAATTGGGAATTTCTTTTTCATGACCTGTGAGTCAAGCTCACTCACCACGAAGTCACGATCCTCACCCAAAGATTGGTCAGCAAACACCGACATGGGACCGATCAATCGCTGAATACCGCTAGTTAGGTCGTAATCCAGCTTGATGGCTTTATAAGTCGCATTCGTAATGGTTTCGTTGTTGTAAGCAACGTCAATTGTAAAGGCCGTCGCTCCAGCCGCATGAGACACAATCCTCATGACCTCGGGCCGGTCGTCTAGTTTCAAATATTTGCCAGCCTGACTGTCAATAGGCGCAACAGTAAAGGCTCCCGTAGCAGATCCATTAGTCAGATCCACTGCATCGTCCGAATAGGGCACCTCAAGAGTCAAAATCGCTGGATACTTAGACTTAGCCCAAATCCAAGGCTGCCCAAGATCCAGGTCAAACTCCGAAGCTCCGGCCAGAATGCTTTGGTAAATTCCGTTGGCGTACTCAATGGCAATCGAATCGTAAGGACTCGTTCCATCCGTAAGCTCACCGCTGCGTCTCAGAATTCCGTTTTTTAGATCATAGGCAGATCGAAAATTACTCATTTTTATCCCCTAACCTGCGTGCGAATAATAAGCCTCAACTACATTCGCCTCATTCTCGCTGTTACCGAAATACGGAAGCAGCCCCTCTCCCGACTGAAGAATCAATGGTTTTTCATTGCTAAATTTTATCTGAAGGTAGCCAGAATCCACTACCGATTCCTGATAGGCCATAAATGCAGCCGACCAAGCGTCGTCAATCACAACTCCCGAGGAGGGGGCCGTCGTAGAAAGAACCCTAATGGCCCACTTCCCATCGGCGACACCCACCACGTCCGTACCCGTATCCCAATCAACAGGACCAGAAAATACAACAAGGTTAGTGTCCAACCCATAGCTCGTAGGCACGTTAATACCGCTGATCGCAGTCCACGAAGAACCGTTCCAATAACTGAGTTCATAAACAGGAGATCCTGAGTCCGCCGTCGTCACGTTAAGTCCAATCAAGTTGAACCTACGATTGGCGGCCACTATAAAACCATGATTATTGCTTTCAAAAAGAGTAACCGACGATCCAGCTTGAACGGTCGCTGTGACATCTGTAGTAGAAGCCGCCACTTTGTACATGCTCCACGATTCGGGAGCTAGTTTGCGCAAAATGCCAAGGTCCAGGGCTGAACCCGAACCATTAATCACCCGTGATTGGAAAAGCGCGATCTGTTGACCAAGAGACGGGCTAATAGCAGCCGTCTTCGCCTTTGTCGCGTACGATGCGTGATAAAGCTCCGGGGCCTTGGCAATTGCCATAATTCATCCGGGTACGACAACCGTAAGGCCGTTTGACCTAGAAAAACGCGTCTTCTGAGGAAGCAGTATTTTCTACCTTCGGAGCCACAGCTTCGGCCTTCACAGCCTTGGGCGCTTCCGCCTTGGGCTTAGCGGCCTTTTCTACTGTCTCCTTTGGAGCGGGTGCCGGTGCCGCAGCCTTTGGAGCTTCGACTATCTCAGTACCGTCCTCGTAGAACTTCCTACCATCACGAATAAAAATACGGCTTCCGTCAGCCGCAATTTTCAACGTATACGGTTGGACCTTTACTTCTTTGCCACTCTTAGGATCACGAATGTGTGTTCTTAAATCAAAAGCCATACAACCGTCTTACCAGCCAGTGACCTCTAATACCAGTGTCGCCGCAGCAGGAGCAGCACTAGCCGCCACAAGCTCGATCAACTCTGAGTCACTCGCATTGTTGTTATCACCTTGGTAAATCCTGACCTTGGGACTGGTTTGTCCAGACTGAGGAACGATCTTATAAACGTAGCCGTTTGCGTTTGCTGCATCTATAACTTTCACGTTTTCCACAAAATTAGGACAACCCATCTTTGCCGAGGTCAAAGGAACCCCACCTGATGGATAGGTGAGAGCGCCATTACCAAAAGCCACAGAAACCCGATTAACCTTAAAGCTAGAGGAGTTCTTGGTTTTGCCTGAATCGTATAGGTCACATCACTTGCGGCCATGTCAGCCATGTCAATCTCCTTGGTTTATTAATGGGAGAGGCCGTTTAAACAACCCCTCCCACTAAATCAATTTAATTAGGCAGAGGCGACCATGTCGCTGTTGTTGCCAACAACTTCAGGATCTTCTTCAACCTCAATGAACCAGTGGCCAATGCCTGTCGGAGTTCCTACGCCAACAGTCCAGGTAATTTGCAGCGCGTCTCCGCGTGAAAACGATACTGGGCTAAAGGATTTGTAGGTCACCGATCCAATGGCCGCTCCCGAAGCTACAGTGAGAGTAGCCACGGTGCTTTCGCCCGAAGACGAAAGAGGCGTTGGTCGTTTTTTAAAGACAACCGTCGGAGCCGTAGTCGTTCCACTAACAGCTTCCTCAGTTGCAATGAAACCAACCATCTTGAGCTTGCAAGGCTTCACACAGAGAAGCTCTCCGTGCGTTCCCGAAGCAGCACCGATGTCGATGGCCTTAGCCACGTCAGCGGAGCCGTCAAGTTTGATCGATTCTCTGAAAAATCCACCACTTGTTTGTCCGTACATTTCTATTTTCCTTTCTAATGTCCAACCAGATTAGGAGGAGGTAACCCTTACAACTCGTGCTTCTCCCGCATTGGCTGTATCCCAAATCAAACCAAAATTTAGGATTCCGTACCAAGCCACTGCCTTCTGACGACCGAAATCGCCAGGGATCATGGCTCGTAATTCTGGGTCTTGCACCACCGCCATAGCGACAGCGTCAGCACCGAAAATCACAGCCTCACCAAGAACTGAGTTAAGACCTTTCGATCCACTCAGAGCTGAGGTGTTGTTGACTTCGATGAAACGGATGTTCTCAAGACGACCGATCTCAGAGTTGTATTTCGCACTTGGATCAGTGTACTTGTGCCAATCTTCCCAAGCTGGATCGCTCACAATACCGCGCTTACCCTTCGTAGAAACGAGACCGATGTAGTCATCGCCTTCCCAGGGTGGAACGTTCAAAGTCGAGAACATATAGTCCCGAATTTGCTCAACGTGATAGACGTTCAGGTTCGCTACAGCTTGTGTGCTAGGCGTTCCGTCTGTGTCGAAAGTAAGAGAAGCCACACCGTCTGGAATCGCGCAAACCTTGGCAGTTTTAAATGCCGAAGCCGCAGCCGAGTCCATAACGAGTTTCATTTGGTCTTTGAGCTTCATCTGAACGATGTTCTCGATATTAAACTTCGAGAGATCGTCCGAGAATGAAGTGTACGGAACTGATCGGCCCCACTCAACGACAGTGATCGACACGGTCGTTAGGGACAAATCGTCCTCTGGCATCTTCACGTTTTCAGTAAGCTGTCCGGTCGTCGGAACAGTTAGGTTAGAAATACGAGTGATCGTTACTGAATCACCCATTTTTCGACCATAACCAGACTCCGGCTTCACAAACTGCATGAATTTGGTTTCGGCAATAGCGGCGTTCCGCAATTGAGCCGACATAGCATTGCTTTTATACACGCCCGATGGAGCGTCGTATGTCCAAGTTTGACTCATTTTCTACCCTTTCGTTTTCGCTTGGGCCTAACCGGCACTCGTCCGGGAACGCTTACGCAAATTGTTTATCTGATCGACAAAGCCGACCACCTGATACTCAGGTTCCTTTGGCGGCGGAGATGTAGGCGATGCTGGCATCGTTACGGCCCCCCCTGAAGGCAATTGAGTTCCCTTGCTTCTCCACTCTACAACAGCGTTGAGCTTCTCACGAGTTCTCTCGGCAAGTCGCTTAGCGCCATCAGGCGTACTCAACAAAGGTTCTATTTCCTGACCAAATTTAACTAATGTCATTCTGACATCGTCGTCAAAACGTCTCAAGTCTGGATTTCTAGTGTAAAAATCTGACCAGAATTGATTACGCGACGCTTCCTCTTTCGATCTTTTTTCGACGATTTTCAGGGCCTCCTCGACCGCTTGGCTTCTGACGGTCTCAAGGGCGACATTTGGATCTTCCCAAAACATTTCGGCAAGCCTCTTTTGGCTCGGAGCTGGCTGTGGAGCTACCGGAACGAAATTCGTCTCTGGCTTGTTCACTGGCCCCGTATCGGATTTCTGGCGAAGAAGCTGAGCCTCAAGGTTTTGCGTGTAACGGGTCAGCTCATCAACGCTTTTAAAATCACGATAGATGTTTCTCTGAGCCACTGGTGCCGGTGCGGGTTCAGGCTGGGCGGCTGGCTGGTCCGTAAGCGCAAACTCCGGTGGGGCTTCAAACCCTTCCACATTTTCTTGCGATGGATTTCCTTCAGGTAAATTCACGATTTATCTCCTTCGAGGCTTTTTCGCCTCGCGCTATATCTTGTTTGAAGTTATTTTCCAGATCCTCAAGCGCACACAGCGCGGCTACTCCTGAAAGCAAGCCGGTAAAATCAGCTTCGCCCTGGCGGTACTTAACCATCAGGCTTGAAAGAATTGTCGCCTTTGTTTCTGAAATATATGGGGTGAGATGGTCCAACAAAGCGGCGGCTATGCCACCACGGTTTCTTGCCTCAAGCAGTCTTTCACTCACTGCCTACCGCCCTGATAACCCATTGGCTGGGTAATACCCTCGTTTAAACCGCTTCTATCTGGCGCGATTCCCTCCTGGGGACCCTGAGTGGTCGCCTGGGGAATATTAGACTGAATGTCAGGAGATCCTCCACCGCGCTGGATACTCGAAAGTAATTCTTGAAGGGTTGGGGCGCCCTGTTGAGTTTTTTGTGCAGCCTCAGCCGCCATTTCCTTTTGGTCTCTAAGAATCTTCTCCTCGTTAATGTCCAAACTCTTAACTAATTCCCCCAAGAGTTTCGTAAACGAATACTTCCGCGCAAACTCCTGAGACAACACGTCCGAGCCTGAAACAGTCTGCAAAAGGCCAGTCAATTTTTTAAAGTCCTTAACCTTGTTAAGCGTAAGAGAAATGCCAAACACGCTGTATTTGTGCCCACCAACAGTGGATGCGAATAATTCCTCGGGGCTTGCTGAAAGAATTTGTGCCGCCCGTTCCTCTGACCATATAGAATCGAGCATTGTGCGATCCATTTCTGGCAAATGCTGAACCAGCGTCATCCAAGATAGATCAAGCAGCTTGCGAATAAAATCTTCCTCGATGATCCTTGCGATCCCCGAAAATACGCCAGTAATTGTTTGGTTAGCGGCCACGATTTCCGTTGCCTTCACGTTGCGCTCAGGAAGAATCCCAAGTCTCAAATCGTTCACCAATGCCGAAGCCTGAAATTCTCTGTCAATAAGCTGAAACGTCCCCAAAGCCTCTTGGGACATGCTTGCGGTGTCAATTCGCTCCATCACCTTAGCCCCAGGCGGACAACTCGTGTTCACAATTAGCGTTTCTCCGGGAGAAATTCCTTCCTCCACCTGAGACGGATCATCAAGCCAGCTTTCTCTTAGCTGCCTAATCCCATGCACCGCCATCATCCCCGAATCTAAAATCAGATTGTAAAGCTCATTGATCGCCTGATTATGCTTCGTGGGTGCGTCCATCAAAGACTTATGCCACACGCTACCAGGAACCCTAATCAGCGGAGCTACAACATATGGAACCTTGCCGTGCCAAAATGGGTTTGGCCCTGGTTTTCGGATCAAGAACTGATCGTTGGCCACTGCACATACGGCGTTGTCATAAAGGACGTTGCCAACAGGATCTAAGATCGTTCCCCAGCATTCATGAATAGTCACGCGCTTACGGCGATGGTCAATATTCGTAACGACGTTTTGTCCCGTTTCACGAGCCTGGTCCTGTCTGCGGTCCTCTTCGATGTAAGACCCTAAAGACCGAACCGCATCCATATCGTAAACCGACGGATTTTCTTCAGCCATTCTCAGCAACTTGAAATAATCCATTTCAATTGCTTCAACGACGTAAAGACCGCTGCCAGTAGGGTCAGGATAAAAATCCTCTTGCCTCACAAGCGACAGACTCAAATCCGTAGACCAATCCGTGCTTTTATACAGCTTCGCAGACTCTTTTCCGTAAGGATCGATTTCCTTTTCAGCAACGTATTTCGGGCTTGGGCATCTTTTGGTAGCGACCTTGGCAATCATCAGCGAACCCAAAAGTCCGAGCTTCAAAGCGTCCGAAACGTAACTGTGAAATTTGTTTCGATCCAATTGCTCAAGCAGCAAACTCGAAATCTCGTCCATCGAAATAATCGGAGTCTTATTCCCAAGGGTCGGCTCAACCTTAAAAAACTGACCGACGTCGATTAAACCTTGCTCCATGAATGAACAGATCTGCTCTACAGCCATTGCCTGTTTCGCAAGGAACTCCTGAGACTGACCCTTGCGCTTGTGAGAATAATCTTGCGATAGGTGGTAACAATCGAAGTTGTCCTGATTCATCGTCATCCGATTGGTTTTCGCCTGATCGGCTTCTCGAACGTAATCATTCACGCATCTGACAATGTCCTGATCTTCCATATATCCCCCAGATTAAATCCTTTTCTGCCCCCAGGCATAGGCCGGAGTTGGAATTCTTACCTTATTTTTAGCCCTCATGGTAACCACCCTCGAACACAGGTATTGTAACGCATCGTGTGGATGGCTATGCTCGTCCTTCAGGGGTCTTACCTTTGTGGGCTCTCTTTCAAGGGCGTTTTCAGAATAGCGATATCCACCATTAAAACCACGAACCAAAACGGGACAGTTTTCCAGGCTAATCTGAAAACACGGTCCATTCTTGGTCCTTCTCGTTAGAAAATACTCAACCGCCGTCCTGCGTTCCTCCCAACCCAGCGCACCTGGAATCGGCCTCAAGCCCTTGTTCTGCATGATCAGGGCGCACGAGCTTTCATCGGTGTCTTTTCTGAAAGCACCAGACGGGTCCATAAAGTCGTGCCAGTGCTTGGTTTGGTCATGCCATTCTGGGAACAATTGCTTGCAGATTCTTAGAACGCGATCAGTAAATCGCTCCGCTCCCATATTTACTTCAACCACCTCAAGCAAAATGAAAAGCTGGTCGTCCACATACTGACCAATCACACATGCCGGGGTTAACCCAAAATCAAATCCACGAAGCAGCGGAAGACCACGAACAGGCTCAATGCTTTTGTTAACACCATGAATTGTTTGTTCCCAATCTGCGTAAACTGGAAGACCCTCAAAGGAATCCCACTGAAGTTCGTACTCCTGCATGTATTGCCGATAGGGCATCGATGCGCGAACGCCTTCCCGATAACTCGGATCAGTTTTTTTCTCGTTGGCCGAGTAATGAAGCTGGAACACCAAAAACTTGTTCTTGGCGTTTTGCCAAATCTCCACGCCCTGCATAGGGAAACGTGGAATAGGACTTTTCTTTTCTGAAGTAACGGGGTCGTCGTCGCCAGCGTGACTGATTCGATCAAAAACAAGCCGCTTGAAAAAGCCTGGGGCTGGTGAAGAAATGGCCGTAAATCGTCCACCTCCTTCAAGAGTAGGAAAGCTCGCTGCGAACATCTGTTCAGCGTCCTCCCAGAAAGCCATCTCATCGGCCATAATCGCGCTAAATGTATACTGTCTGAGCTGGTCAGCGCCCTGCGGGAACCCTTGGATCTTGGAGTTCAGCTCAGGGAAAAAAAGCTGCCCGTACTTGTATTCCCACTTGGGTCTAAGCTCCTTGGGCCATTCCTCCTCTGGAATGTGCTCCAGAATGAACTTGGCTTTCCTGATAAGCTCATCGGCGTCATCTTCTTTTTTTGAAACAAACGCAACGCTGCGCCCCTCCTGAGTCATCGCAAGCCACAAATGCACAGCCAGATTCGCCCAGGACATAAACATCCGACGGGATTTGGGTATTGCGACCATCGGATACTTTTGCCAAACGCGATAAAACAGCTTGAGATATTTGAAGTGCGAAGGAAACTTTTTAACGGGATTCGACTGATCCACTTGATCCAAAGTAAAAACGCACCGACAGGCAAACTCCCAAGGATCAGTTCTTATTTTTGCGAGTCGTTCGAGAGAAAAATCAGTCAAGCTCAGCCTTTGGGAATTTTCGGGAGCTTCACTCCCATTAGCTTAAGACCACTTTTCAGCTTTTTTAAGCCAGAAATTTGTAAGGGCTTTTTAACCCCCAGAGCTTTCGTTCCCGTCGGAACCTTGTTTGAGTTCAGTACTGATTTTTGCCTTATCTTCATTTTGTTTCTCTTTGTTTTGCGCGTTAATCATCGGAATTAGTTCTCCAAAAAGACCAACAACCTGCGCGTAGGGCTGTTGATTTAAAAAGTTCATGATTTTACCCAATAGATCTCCGCTGATCCTGTATTCCATAATTATCTCCTATCCGTTTAAGATTGTCCCGTCTGGAAGCGTCACCTCCAGCGTGGCATCAATAGAACCAAAGTCTTGCTGATTGGCAAGCCTTACCGCTCTCATTCTTAGACCGTCCGAAACCAAATCGGTAAGAATCCTTTTTGGCAAATGCATTGCCCACACCTCATCTGGCAACGGATTCTCTGTGAATACAGTTTCATTGGGATATTTTTCCACTATTCCCAATAGATAGTTTGGAGCATCTTCTTCAGGAATTTCTAAGACTATTCTTATATTTGCCACAAAATCTCCTTAGGCTGGTTCAACGATAAGCCAGGCCACTGTAGACGTATCCGTAGCACTGGACGAGGTAATCACAAAGCTGGTCGATGCTGTTCTGGCGGATACTCTTAAAAACCCAACAGTTCCACCGTCTGCCTGTGAAGTAAGAAATATCCTTGAGTTGGCCGTCACCTTTGTTGTGCTTACCGTAGCCGCTCCCGAAGAAAGCGTAGCGGTTCCCATGGTGCAGTTTGATCCTTCTTTAACGTAATGACCGGTCCCAGCGGTCGTGAGCTTAAAATCAGTCAGCGATATGTTTTGTCGTTATCAAAAGTAAATGTCGCTGTTCCGTCAACTTTAACTTCCAGGTCAGTATTTGCGTTTACATAGGTGATTGTGGTGTCGCCAAGTGCTGTAGTCGTCGAGTCAAAAATGATCGGTACATCAACCAAGAAGTTCATGGAATTGCTCCAAAGAGATCCCATGATTAGATCTGAGCCAGGAGAGCCAGCGATTGCGGTCATCGCAGGCTGGAAAAATCCATAACGTCTAAATGTGCCGCCCGTATTAGATGCACCAACGCCGAAGGTTGATAAATCTGCATAATGTCCATAGGCAGTATGCGTCCCGGTTGATGCCGTGAAGTTGGTCGTCCAACCCATCTGAGTCAAACAGCCATACATCGTAGTGTTAGTGTGGTTACTGGTGTCGGTCTTTACTTGCGCTTGATAAGCGGCTCCAGTGAAACTGGCAGACGTCCCTTGATCGACAAGCGTGCTTTGCGTAATAACCGCACTAGATCCAGCTCCCGTGAACGTGAGTGTAAACGCCAATATTCCGCGACCTGAACCGGTAATAACCCCGTTCACATAGGAATTGACACTGATACCTGAGTTTCCAATAGACAGTTTGTTTATATTCAGGTCCGCATTGGCTGTGCCCGTAGCCGATCCAATCGTAAGAAGTCCCGATCCGGTAACTTTGGGATTGATAACAAGGCCAGTATCCCAAAACATCGACGCCTGATTTGAGCCACCGAACTTAATCGCGTTCGTACTCATCTCAACCGGGTCTGACATCTGAATGCCGGTCGCAGCCGCATCTAAAATCAATGCCCCGGAAGTTGAGCTAAGTGTGTTTCCATCAAGGCGTACGTTGTCTACGTTCCACTGCGTCCACGCCGAACCTACCCCAGCCGACGAAATAGTTCCCGTTTGAAAAGTAAACAAACCAGTTGAATCAATGGTCAGCCTTGTGGTTGGGGTTACAGAGCTAAAGGCCGTGGTCCCTATAACAATCTTACCTGGTGAGGAAGCTGCGCCATAAGATCCGTCTGACAAAATCTCAATGCTCGCAGCTTGCCGATATTGACTGACTCCATCCCAACCACCAAATCGCATCAAACCAAGGCTTGTGTTTGCGGCGCTAATACCACCAGAGCCCATCGCCGCTCCGGTGCATCGAATAAAATCCACAATATTTGAACGCGAGGCCGTCGAAGAAGCCGCCCCAAAAACCACACTTGTTTCACCGAAGGCTTTGTTTTCACGCCACACGCCCAAATGCGCTGAATTATTTGTCCCATAAGCAGTATAGAGCGTTTGTTGAGAGCCAAGATTTAATAGCTTGTAGGTTGAATCGTAATTAAATGAGCTTACATCCGTGGTAAGTCCGGTAGCATCGTAGTAAACAACTCCGTTACCCCCAAGCGTAGCAATAAACACTAGGTCACCAAATTGGGCGGTATAATCAACATTCAGCGTGCTGGTGGTATTTATTGCTCCGGCAGAACTAATAGTAGCTCCACCAATTTCCCATGTTCCATCCTGTCTAATCTTCCCGCGTGACGTGAGTGTTGTAGATCCATCCGGGACCGTATAAAACTCAATCGCTCCGGGCCAGGATGTATCCGAGATAGTTCCCGTCGCCCCACTCTTCAGCTTAATGGCCGACATCGTTCCATAAAAAGAACCGACGTATCCGACGCCCACGATCCCCATCAAATCCAAATCATTTGTAACCGCCGAATGCGCTGTGGTGTCTGAGTTAGACCTAGATCCAAAAATAAGTGACCCAAAGGCCGTCGAGTGCCTGTGCATCATGATTTGGCCTTGGCGTCCACCCCCTATGTCATTAACCCGGAGGCCAAGACCATAAGTCGTTCCACCAATATTGACGCCGGTTGATTCTGTTCCAGGATCACCAACCTCCAGGCGAGTGTTAACGGTCATTTCCTCAACGCCAGTAACAATTCCCGTGTCCCCAATAATGACAACCGAGTTTTGAACGAGCCTACCGGTTGTGGAATCCCATCTGACAACGGCATTGTCCGTAGATGACGGCTCAGCGACAACGTACTGGGTGTGCGGATCTCCTGTGGTTAGGTTGGCAAGAGAATTATGGTCAATTCCACCAGCGATAACGGACGCCGTGATGGTATTCGCGCCATCGTTATAAGTAAAATCAACCGTGGAACTGTCGGTTAAAATCGATCCGACAGCGTCCTGAGCTTGCTCGTCGGTGTACGGAGTCTGCGAAGATTCTGGATAGACCGTTACCTCGACAGACATTGGCTAAGTGAAAAAGGTAAATGCAAACGAGTTTGTGGAAATGGTGGTTCCGCCAATCGTCTTTATGGAAACCTGCGATCCGGCCGGAATATGACAAGGAATTTTTAGTCCGGTGCTGGTGCCTCCGCTGATCGTGATGTGATCCACCTCAGATCCAGTGGGACCGATTCCAAGTACAAACGCCCCGTTCGCAGTAAAAGCTGGCATCACAGCATGAGCCTCTTTTGCAAGAGATGCGACCAAAGTCGAATATGTTCCGGTGATGTTGGTCGTTGCTGCTGCTCGAATGGTTACGTTAAATGACTTCTCCATTTTCCAACCTCAGTTCAAAAAGGTAACCGTTAAAATACCGCTCGTTATCGACGACGCCGTAATGGTTTTAATCGCAAGCCTTGCTCCTTTTGGGATCAGAATCGGAATTGCTGGTGACTGAACGGCTGAAGCAGCTACAGCAATGAGATCGGTTTCTGAACCGCTTGCTCCGAGTCCGATAACAACTCCCATATTGCTACTTACGCCAATCAGGATAGCCGAGGCATCGGCGGCTACGCTTGAAACCAGTGTGCTGTAGGTCGAAGTAATATTGACTGAGCTTGTGTCCCTTGTGGTTACGTTAAAAGGTTTAGTTCCCCTCATGAATCCTCCAGATTTGATCTACGTTTAGCTTAGCCCGCGCCGATACTTTCTCATAGCCCTGTCCACCTCCTGGCGCAAAAGTTTTATGTCCGGTGCGCCACGGGCGGTCAAGGTCGTGGTTTTGGCCTTAGATTTTTTATTGGTTTCGTGAAACGTGGTTTTCGGTAGGTCGTTTTTGTTTTTCTGCACAAAAGGCTTTGACCAATCTAGTTTTTTCGCCATTATGGATCTTTCTTATCGGAGTTGAGGTGCTCTTGAACAAAAAGATCGATTTCATCTTTTTCCTCATTATCGGGCTGATTATTCTGTGTTTCCTCTGGCTCTGTAATCTCCTCGAACTCGACATTTGTGATGTCTTCAGGGGCTTTTAGCGTCTCATTGGCGTGATTATGGATCGTGATGTTGGTGTGGGGCGATCGGTTGATCGCATCCATTTGGGCGAAAAGCTCCCGGATCAGCGAATTTTGGACTTCGACTTGCTGTTTCGGCTTACCTAAAGCGCGATCCATAAATTTAAACGCTACCGACGCGCGTGTATCGGCGTTAATTGCATCAGAGTGAAGGATGTCTCTAGCCACTTTTACGGCTTCAGGGAGGATTTCCTTGAATTGGTCATCGGGTCGTTTACCGAATTGTTGGTAGTGGATTTTGTTGACGTATTCTTTAAAAAGGGTTGATCCGCAGATTCTTGAGACGGCACCTGGGGTGATATCCAGTTCGTTTGCGACTTCCACGTTGGTTTTGCCATTGGCCTTAAGATAGGCAACAAGTTTTGTTCGTGCTCCGAGGGCGCGTTTTGGGCCTTTCCACTGTGCTTGTGTACAGTCTTCTGGTTTAGGTAGACCTTTTCTTTGCATTTCGAGCAGGATTTCGGGGTCGTAGACTTTTTTACCGTCGCCTCTTGGTCGATCGACGATGACATCAAGGGCGTCTTTTCCGTCCCGGATACGATATTCGGGAGTGGGGAGATCCGTAGGTTTAGGTGCAACGGCTTGGAGATCGGTATTGCTCATGTCCGGCTTTTTATCAGACATGGTTACACTGTAACAAATTAGTTGAAAAAGAACGCCTGAATGAGTCTTGCGTGTTCTTTGAGGGTTCCGAAGCCGGTTTTTGGCTGCATTGCATGAAAATGGTCAGATGGGAATACGATGAGTCGATTAAAGAGACCTGGGACGGAAAACAGAGGCGTCCATTTTCGATCGTCCCAGGTGTCTGAGTCGATATCCCGCATGGATTGTTCTGAGAGAGGCTGGGAGACTCTATTTCCGTAACGGCAGTGTTTAAGGAAAACTGTACCGTTTTCGAGAGCGCCGTAGAGGGATTTGAACTGGTCGTTGGGGTTGAGATAGAGGACGGCGGCCCATTTGGAGAGACGGAAGTCAGAATGCGCCCAGGTGGGGTTTTTTTGGCCAAAGGGATGGAGACGGACGGCTGTGAGGACGGGGGATCGTTCTGAGAACTCGAAGAGTTCGAAGATTTTTTCCCACAAGGGGGAGTCAAGGATTTGACGGGTATTGGGGTAGGAGACGTTTTGGAGGGAGTTTTCGTTCAGGTCGAGGCTCAGGCAATAGGCGCGATAGCTGTCAGGATCGTCCAGGAAGCCGTCGTAGATGAACGGATAGGACATGATAAGGGTCGGAGGCTATCTTCGCTTCATGGCGGCCATTTTAGCGCTTTGGCGAGCAGCCACGCCCTTCACGGCGGCCTCATCGGCCTGATTTTGGGCATCCTGAGCCCGTGAATTCATGACAGCGCGTGCCGAGATATTTGAGGCTAATTTGGGGGAGATGCCTAAAGGATTGGAGTCTTCGGACTGATCGGGCATGTATTGGGTGGGTTCGGAGGGGTCTTTTTTTGCTTGTGGTTTGAATGGATCGAAGATGCCCATGGGTCGTTCGGAGACGTTGTGGCCTTCACGGAGATATTTCTTTTGGGCGAAGTGTCCCAGGTAGGATTTAGCGGTTGAGGACTCCATATCGACGGCTTTTACTTCGTTGCACCAGCCGTTTGCCGCGTGATTGTCCTGCATTTCGTAATTCGGTTCGACTTCGACGACGGGAATTGGTTTTTTCATGAATTAGTATTCCTCTTTGAGCTTTTTAGCGGCAGCGGGGTTACGGTTTTGCCATTCGTAGTCGTATTCGGGAGACATTTTGGTCCTTGGGACCGTATTTCTCCATGGCCTGTTTTTGAAATTCACGTCTTTGTTCTTTTGAGAGGCTTTTGAAGTCGATGGGGGAGGAGGCATCGACCCAGTCGTTGGTGTTATGGCCGCGATGGAGGTGTTTATCCTGAGCGAAATGGCCTAGATACTTGTAATTGGAGCCTTTGCAGGAAGTCTTTTTCATGGGGATCACATGCCTTTCTTTGCGGCGCGAGCACGGCCTTTAGCAGCGAGTTTCTGGAAGCGTGCTTTTCCTAGCTGTTTACGACCTATCCATGCTGCGAGGGCAGCGGGATCTTTAACGCCCTTGGACTGGAGCTTGCCTTCGAGTTTACGGAATCGCTCTCCGGTGCCCAGAGGGGGCTTTTCGGAGACATTGTGACCGGCCTTCATGACCTCGGGTTTAGCGAAATGACCAAGATAGCCGTGACAGCAAGAGGGTGACTTTTTCATATGAGTTCCCGGATTCCTTATGGAGCAGTATCGGACGGAAAGGAAAAAAAAGAAAGCGCCAACGAAGGGGGAGGCTTAAGGTCCCCGACAAAACTAGATAGATACAGGCAAAAAGGACTTTTTGTTCCCACGACCCTTGTCGATCATATCGTTGTGATTCTGCATAGGAGTTCCCAACCAAAGATGGTTAGGTTCAAAACAGGCGCGATTGTCACAAGAGTGACAAACAAACCAATCCTTCTCAAATGAACCCTTAAAAACAAGATACGAAAGTCGATGAACTCCCATGGTTGTGCGAAAGCGACGTGAGGGAACAAACCCATAACCATTTTTGTCAATAGTGCCGTCGTTCCAAAGAAGAAAATCGCCGACACGAAGGCCGCGCTTTAGAAGAAAAGAGGTAATTGAAACCCGAAACTTCGCGTCCGAATCAAGCAGGTAAGAGACAAAACAAAACGTAGAGCAAAGAAAACCCTCTGGAAAATGCTTAAAACGAGTCGGCTCAGAGACAAAAACACCACACTTAAGACAATTTGGGCTCACGATACACCTCAAGCTTCCCCTACCTACCGGATTTCTCGCGGTTATGGGGTTTGCACTTCTCTTGGCATGTTCTTGAGCCCGGCGATAGGGCCTATTAAAACCACCAAACGAGTGGTGAGTTTAGGTAGCTCCTACCGTCTTAAGCTGGTCGCTCATCCCCAGCAGGGTGTTCCTCGTGGAACATGCGCTCTCAGGTTTACGAACATTCCTCCCACCGCTTGGACCGTCTAAGTTCCCCTGCCTCTCCTTTTCCGATGCATCCGCCGGTTGAGAAGCGATCCATTAAACCCCGTCCGAATCCCTATCATTCAGGGTTAGCTTGGCATGCGAGTCGTTTTCGTCCGGCCCGTCTCTTCGACAACAAAAGCCCGTTACCGCGTTTAAAAAGTGGTGGCGGTAAATTCACTTACGACTTGATTTTGATTTGAATTGGTGAGATACCGAACTCAAATCAAATTAGTCGTTGTTGACTAGATTCTTATGCCCTCGCAAGTAGAAATACAAGCGGGGGCTTTCTGTTTTTCCAAACTTCCTGCCCGTCCCCTCCGCTCGGAGCTGCGGGAGACCAACTGCTTGGACTATGTGCGTCATTGATGGAATCCGGTGCGAGTTTTGGAGGGGGGTATTCCCCCTTCATCAGCGACTCGCATGAACAGCAAGAGGGTCGTCGTCAACTGATTTGGTTGATTCGGAATGCCTTCGACGCTTCCGGTCCACTGTCGGCGTACGAATCGAAAGAGATTTCAGAATCGGTTGAGATAACGATGGTCCTGAGATCGTATCGAGCGAATCGATGAGAACGGACGACGAATACGCGACAAAGGGAAGCCCGAATCCGATCAACGTGTTGCGTTTGAACGACGCGCTAGCCAAGCGAGTCGATGCCAAATCGAACGTAGTCGAATAGAGAGGACTAGACGCTCCGCTTCTGAGCACGCAACCGCGCAACACCCTCGACCCTCGCAGCACACCCTCAAAGGTAAATTATTTTCTTAAAGCATTTCTTTTGACTACCTGAGTCAAGACGAAGGGGTTGACGCTGGTGCTCTGATCCCGATGGGGCTTGACTCGGTGCGTATTCCTTTGCGTGCAGCGGGATGCTACACATCCCGTCATGGCATCGCCATTCGACGGCATCATAACCGGAGCCAATTCGCCCTACGAGAACGCCATCCGCTCCGCTCCCCATCTCGATATCATCGTAAGCGCCATTGCCCGCGAGCCCGACATCGTCCTAAAACCCGATTCCGAGATTACCGCTTTCGTCCTACGCCATAAGCTCCCCGTCGAGCCACCAATAGTCCGGCGCATCCTAAGACTTCTCGGTGGCATATGCCGCGCCGTGGATAACAATTGGATCGATGGCGCGAAACTCACTCAGAAACGCTCCATCGGTGTTCGCTTCCATTCCCACTACCTGCGGCAATCCCGCATCACAATCGAGGAATTGGTGGCCATCGCAGAGCATTACGGTTTCTTTGCCACTACCGTCTCACGCCATGGAACGACCTATCTCTATCCCACGCGCATCAAGGAATCGATGAGCGAAACCGAGCTTACTATTTTCCTTGCCGAACATCTCCGCGCCCTTGAGGGAACTATTCCCGTCGAGGTCGAGCCCGCCCGCCAGAAGATCGAATAAAGAAAATTAACTCGCCTTTTTGCTTGCATTGCTTGGTTAACTAGGTTACTTAGTTACCATGATGTTGGCGCTTCCATTCCTTCCTAAGCATGACACTCGCGAGAAGTACCTGGCCGATGCGACCATTCTTCTGCGCCACCGCTTCCCTTCCCTTGCCGTCTCCTTGCCCTCACGCGTTCGCGTCTCGGTGGGCTTTCCCGGTGGCGGTTCAGCTCGCAAGCGCATCGGCGAGCATTGGCACCCCAAAGCCTCATCCGATGGCGTCTCCCAGGTTTTTATCTCTCCCGTGCTCGATAAGTCAGACGACGCTCTTGCAACGCTTTTGCACGAGCTGATCCATGCCTGCGTCCCGGACGATGGACACGGCAAAGCGTTTAAACGCATCGCCACCGCGTGCGGTTTGAACGGTCCCATGCGCTCGACCACGCCCGGAGAATCATGCCTTGCCGTGCTTCGCGATATCTCTGACCGTCTCGGTGCCTATCCCCATGCGAAGCTCAACCTTTCCATGGGCAAGAAAAAGCAATCCACAAGGCTTATCAAAGTAGAATGCCAGTCCTGCGGTTACGTCGCTCGTACAACGTCCAAATGGATCGAGGAAGTCGGCGCGCCGCTTTGTCCCTGTAA